GCTTCTTCGATTTCGTGTCGGGTCTTCATTGCCCACGTCCTCCGTTGTGACGTGGCAATATGTGCATACCATGCACCTACCTGTCAACAGGCAATGTGCATGAAGTGCACGTTATCTGGTTAACTTCCTGTTTTCAATAGGGCTTCTACGACCGCGGCTATGCGTTGGCGGGTGTTTGCGTCCGCTTTCTTCAGATTATCCATAATCGACCAAGGGCTTGACGGGTCGGTAGGGTTCCGCATGATTAAATCTGCGGGTTCGCAACGTAAGGCGTAGGCGGCCAGCTCTAAAAAGTCCTGATTATAGGGGACTTTGCCGCCTTCTATGCGGCCATAGTTTTCACGCGACAACTGAACCCGTGCCGCCATTTGTTCCTGGGTCAGTCCACGGAATGTGCGCCATTCCTTAATGAAATGGCGTTCTCGGGTGCGCTTAATCTTGGTTACTCGGGGCATGGCGCAAAATACGCACAGTGTAAGTGTACGGCGACGGCATGGGGTGCACACGCCTTCTTGACACAACGTGCATCGTATGCACTATGCGTACCCATGTTGCTAGATACCTATCTTACATCCAACGCCATAACGACGTCTGAATTCGCGCAGCGAATCGGGCGGCATCGCACCTTTGTGCAGCGCGTGCGTTCAGGCCAGCACGGCGTCTCGCCCGAAACCATGCAGAAAATCATCGAAGTCACGGGCGGTCAGGTCACCGCCTCTGACATCCACATTGCGCGCGTCGAATTCATGCGCCGCCAAAAGCAATCAATCGTCGCAGCAGAATAGGGGAACGATACATGGTCATCGTGAAGGAAGAATGCGCGCAATCAAATTTACCACTTCATTATGAATGCACGCGCGCGGCGTCGTTTCGCCTTCGTGTCCCCGAAAGTGTCGTCTGGAACGCAAGGAAAATCGCGGACGACATCAAGACCCCGCTCCAACAGACGCGGGAACTGTGCGAAGAAGTTCTGTGGTGGCATAGCCAGACAGGCCAAGCCGTCACGTTTGCCGACATCATGTCGACATCGCGGCTTCGCCACATCGTCTATGCCCGGCGCGACTGCATGCGCCGTCTGCGTGAAGTGCGCGGCTGGTCCTATCCGCAAATCGGCAAATACTTCGGCGGCATGGACCACACCACGGTCATGCACAATCTGTCGAAAAAAATCATGGACGCGGTGGTGAAGCCGCCGAAGCCGCCACGATTGCCGAAACTTCCGCGCGTCCCCACGCAGCGGGAAATCCAATGGCAAACAAGAAAGGCCAGCGAAAAGCGACTGGCTGAAATGGGACTGGTGGGCAACCCCAACAACGGAGGTGCTGCATGAAACTACTACAGACCATCAGCCGCGAAATCGGCCAGCAGGAAATGACATCCGAAACGGTCATTGCCCTGATTGATGCGGTCGACCGTGACCCGCTCGCGGGGCAAGGCAAATACAGCAAGAAAGAACTGCTGGCCGACCGCATTGCCGCCCAGTGGAAAATCTGCGCCGCGCAAATGAAGGGCTTGCCTGCACGCGACGCCAAGCCAGTCGTGGTGGACAAGCCATGACCTTAGCACTGCACAGCCTATTTGTGCCCGGCGGTGCAGTGCCCGCGCGGCTCCGGTGTTTCCCCACTTCCGCCGGAGCCGCGCCCCTATGAACAAATACCGCGCCAAGCCTGTCGTGACCGACGAAGGCCGCTTCGCCAGCCAGCGCGAATACCAGCATTGGTGCGAAATGAAGCTGCAAGAGAAGGCGGGCTGGGTGACGGACTTGCAACGACAGGTGCGCTTTAAGCTGGCAATTGGCCCGCACCACATTTGCGACTTCATCGCCGATGAGGTGTTCACCGACACCGCCACCGGCAAGCGCGTGGTCGTGGACGTGAAGGGTGTCAAGACACCCGTCTACAGGCTGAAGAAGAAGCTGATGAAAGCCCTTTTGAACATCGACGTGGTGGAAGCATGAAGCACGAACTCCCGACCCGCGACTGGTGCGATGTGGAAGGCGCAAAAGCCTTGGCCCGCATCATCACGGCCTACTGGGCCAAGCGCGGTTACGTGGTCAATGTCAGTGTGCAATCGCAAGGCCGGGAACCGTGGACGCAGAACACGATTGGTATCCGCAGTGACATGCTGAACGGATTGCCCCGGCACAAAATCAACAAGGCGGTGAGGGGATGATGTCTGCGTTCCAGTCCGCAACACGGCAAAGCCATTGGCCTTGCAAACCAAGCAACTCGCGGAGGCATTCTGAATGGCACGCATCAGAACCATAAAGCCTGGGTTCTTTCGCCACGAAGAACTGTTTGAGGCGGAACAGGCATCAGGGTTCCCGCTGCGGCTCATCTTTGCGGGCCTGTGGACGGTTGCCGACCGGGAAGGGCGCTTCGAGTGGAAACCCCGCGCCATCAAGTTAGACGTGTTGCCTTACGACGCCATTGACTTCGCTGCCGCCCTCGAAACGCTCGCATCGTTCGGCTTTATCGTCAAGTACACAGTCGGTGCACGCACGTTCGCGCACATTCCAAGTTGGCACAGGCACCAGCAAGTAAACGTAAGGGAAGCCAAGTCTGAAATCCCTGCACCTGTCGAAACAGGTGAAAGCACGTGCATGCACATGCCTAAGCAAGTGCAAGTCCGTGGGGAACAGGAACAGGAACAGGAACAGGAAGGGGAAGGAGTTAGAGAGGCGCGCGAACAAGTTCGCGCTGACCCACCAGAACCCCAAATCCTTGCCAAGCCCGTTTTGAAAAAACCAAGCCGGGAGCCGCGCGGAACCCGCTGGCCTGCCGACGCGGTCGTGCCCGACGATTGGCTGGAAGACGGCGAAAATGCGCGGCTTGAAGGCCAGTTGCCTGCCATCGACTTGCGCGCCGAAGCCACGAAATTTGCCAACTACTGGGCCGCAAAAAGCGGCGGCGCGGCTACGAAAATCGATTGGAAACGGACGTGGATTAACTGGGCCTTGAACGCCCACGGAGCGCGAAATGGTCAACGAAATAGCGATATTACAGAAGTTTTCGGCGGAATTTACACCGCTGCAAGGGCACAGCGCGAAGCTGTCGGGGACTGAGTTTTCGGCACGCGTTGGGTTGGACGATGTAGCCAAGGGCTTGTTCCGCCTGGCTTCAGTTTTCGGCCAGCCCTTTGGCACCGACACAGCAGGTCTGCGCCAAATGGCGGCGGAATGGCACAAGGCGCTTAGCGACTTGCCGCCGTTGCATTTCGACGGCGCAGTTTCGGATTGGATTGCGACCGAAAGCAAGTGGCCACGTCCTGCCGACCTTCGCGCGAAGGCCAGCCACAGAACGGGCGAGGCTGCTGCGAAGGTGTCACGCGAGCGCAAGGTTCACGAGCGACGGATTAACCCCAGCCCCGGCATGCTGACCGCAACCATTTTGCGTTCAAAATTGCGTCTGCACGACGATTGGGACGCGTTCCTCGACGCCATTCATCCGGTCGCCGAACATAACTATTTCGTGCAGGCCATCCTGCGTGGGCGGTCGGAACTTCTGGTCCCGAACCTGCACAGAGCGGATTACATCCGCGAGCATTTTGGCGCGGCACTGGCCGGCCACTTCGGGACATTCGTCACCGTGACGGTCGACCCTGCGCAGACGTTCGACCAGCTTCCAGTTTGAAAAAACGCAACCCGGACGGCTTCCGGGCAATCAACGGAGAACGCAATGTCAGTTGTCGACATTAAAGAGCACAACTTCAAAAATTGGCTCAACAAGCAAATCAATTTAGCAAAAAATCAGCGTGTAATTGTTCCGTCAGTTTTGGTTACGCCAGAAGACGCTGGGATTGTGCTTGAGAACAACGACGGGAACCGGAACTTAAATTCACGGCACGTTGAAGTCCTAGCCAACTCAATGTCGGTTGGTGAATGGGTGGAAACTGGCGACACCATCAAGCTGGACAGGTCAGGGCGCTTGTTGGACGGACAGCATCGGCTCATGGCGGTGAGGGCATCCGGGGTCACCGTGAAATTCGATTTTTCCTTTGGCGTTGCCACCGAAGCGTTTGACCGCATCGACGTGGGCCGGGGAAGGACGGCAGGCAACATATTTGAGATTGCTGGATACCCGAACGGGACCACTCTTGCGTCGGCGGCAAAGGTTCTTATGGCCGTTGAGAGCGGGTTTAAGACTGTCCGCAGTGTGAACGCCTCAAAGCATGAGATTTTGAGTTACGCCCAAAAATGCCCAGACCTGGTGGAAAGCGCGAAAATAGCTAAGGATATATCCCGCAACATCGGGAAGGCCGGAAGCGTTGCTGGCCTCGCTTCCGGTGTGTACCAAATTCGGCAGCGCATGGGTGAAAGTGAGCCGCAAGAGTTTTTCACGAAGGTTTCTTCTGGCATTGGCCTGCATGCCGACAGCCCAATTCTTGCTTTCAGAAACAGGTGCATCAGGTCTGCTGACGGTCGCCCCTTGGACGCGGTAGACGTGGCTGCACTTCTCATCAAGGCGTTCAACTTTTGGCATGAGGGTAAGGCTTGCAAGGTTTTGACGTGGCGAAGTCTGGACGAAGATTTCCCGACCGTTGGTTCCTGACATGCCACGCAAAAACGACGACCAACCCCCCGACTTCGGTCCTGACGAAGCCCGCCGTCATGCGCACTGGGTCTTTGAACAGCCAGACCCCCGCGACCGTTCTACCCGCCGTGTCCGGGTCGAACAGGACATGCCGGATTGGTATTTACGCCGGGGCTATATCGACACCCACGAAGCCGACGCCTTGAAACGCTGGCATGCAGACGCCTACCTGGCGGGCCTGCTTCCGGCCTGTGTCGGCAGCTATCAGCAAGCCATCAGCGGGGCCACAGGCGACCTATCGAACACCCGCCTTGCGGCCCAAGCCCGCCGTGACCATGCCATCGCCGTGTTGATTAGCCTGCACCGTCATGCAGTCCAGTTGGTGGACGCTGTGGCCCTGTCTGGCATCAGCGCCGGGCGCTGGATGATGCAGCACAATGGCGGCAGCCCTAACGAAGCGCTAAACTTGCTTCGCCATGCAGCGACGGCCTTGGCGAAACACTATGGCTTCAGGACATGAAAGCGCTTGCAGTTCAAAAAGCTCTAAATCATAAAACAGGTAGCGCCGGAACTTCGTTCTGATTCGCGCTACTCCTCCTCCTCCGTTACGACAAACTTGGACAGGCGCTTGCGGGCCTGAAAACCCGCGCGCCTGTTC